CCTTTTTTGCCCTTGTTTTTGCCTTTGGTTTTTACATAATCAAACATTAAATATTCAAATGTATATTTGCTTTTTAAAATTGTTATTGGTCTTTCAATGTACTTTTCAACTTTGCGTATGTGCTCATACATTGCTGGAAATTCTACTCCTGTGTCGCAAAATAGAATTTCATCTATTTGCATGTTTTCTTCAATCATTTTTAGTAACATGGCTGTACTGTCTTTTCCACCACTAAAACTTACTATGTGTCTCACCTTTGCATCACCCCGTTTTTAATCCTTTCCTCGCCTTCCCTCTTCTATTTATTATAAGGTCAGCTTTTCGTGTCAAGGTAGTATGCTTTCAGCATCTCCACCTTGACACCGCTGACCTTTTTTTTCCTACTAGGAGGGAAGGCATTTTCTATTCTTTCTTATATTCTCTTACTTCTATATACCCGTTCTTTTTAATCAAACTTTCATAATACTTTTTCTCTATTTCATCATCAAATACTTGCCTCTCTATTTCCTTTTTTATAATTTCACTTCGCTCAATATACAATTCTACAGCATACTCAAACAATTCACTTATAGATATATCTTTTTCTGCACAATATACCTTTGCCTTTCTATATATATCATTATCAATATATATGCCTACTTTCTTTTTCATTTTTATATACCTCCCTTTTTCTTATTACTAATAATGGCCAAATATTTAAATTGGCCATTATCATCCATGCAACATTTCAAACCTCATAAAATCACCATACTCATTCACTGCTACCCTCAACCTTTTCTTTTCACCTTCATATTTCACGTAATATCCTTCACTATCTTTCATTACTACCCTATAAATCATTTTTGCCTTCCATGGGTAATATATTTTGCATTTCTCACCTAAAAACATATTTGCTCTACACATCGCTTTACTCATTATTTCTTCCTCCTTTTCTTATTATTAATCTAGCATGAGAGAACTACCCTCTCATGCCATTCATTTCCTCTACTAAAATTTGCAAGTAATCTTCTCCATCATAATCTCCTACATAATCCATTGCATTTATCAGATTATAAAAAACTTCACAATGCCAACCTTCATAACCATTCGATTTAAAATATTGATATACTGCCTCCTCACTCCCTAATTCTAATATCTTTCTCATAACATCTACCAAATTTCTCATTAATATATCTCCTTTCTTATTTTCTTATTTTCTAACTTTCTAACCTTATTATAACATATACAAAAAAAAACTGTCAAGCACTTTTTCATAGTAGCTTGACAATTTCCTCTCTTGTCATATATTCTTTACTTCTTGCACTTTCTAACATTTTATAAGAATCATAACTACTTCTTAATTCGTCATCTTGTACAAAAGAATGTACACTTATAGGTCTTATTTTCATCTTTTTATCTACATTTGTAATATCATTCTTCATTATATAATCTTCCCAATGATATTTCTTTACCCGTGTTAACCTCCCAAATAATGTCTTGCAATCATGAGCGTAAATCGTCAATTCCCTAAATACCTTATCAACTCTATCCCATCTTTGGGCTGAATATAGAATTTGCTTCCCATTGCCCTTTCTATTTTGAGTTAGCATCGTAAGCAATTCTACAGGAAAATTCTTAAAATTCCTGCTATTAAATTCATTCTGTACCTCGTCCCATGCCAAAACAAGTGGTTTATCATATTCACGCAATAATTGCTTCCAATGCTTAAACTCCTCATCTTGATATTTACAATAGTAATTAGTCATTATTATTATTTTATTGTCATATTTTTCTCTATACCTTCGTAAACGTTCCGTCATGGCCATTGTCTTGCCAGCACCAGGTAAACCAAAGTATCCTTCTATACCATATATATGTATTTTTTTCTCATGGCCATTTTTTATTCTTTTAATTTCCCTATATGCATCTATGCTTTTCCATTTTATAAAATCAAATATTACCATATTTTAACCTCCTTTACTATTAAGCGGACCGTCGACAAGCGACAGGTCCGCATTTTAATTTATTCCTGGTATTTTCTTATATATCCATTCTATACAAGCCCAACCCAGCTGTATTCCAAACCAACTTACTACTGAACCTATTACCGAAATCCAAACATCTATTGGAAATATGCTCAAAGGTACCTTCAATAAATTTATAGTATATGATAACCAATTTGGCATTAGTGCTGGTTCCGGTATCATACTTATTAATCCTGATGTTATGCTAAAAATTGGATTTAAAATCATTTCAACTAACATATTATCAACCTCCCTTACTCCTTCTGTATTCTTCTATCTTCTGACTTCTACCAAAGAACCTGTCACCTTTCACCATGTAGAAGATATTGTCTATATGAAACATTATCAGAAGTGGATACATGAAACCTCTTGCTATCCACTGCAAAGTACCTTTTACACCATTCAAAAAACTAAAATCCACGAACTTTACTTTATGTCCCATGTATACAGCTTCTATATCCTTTATATTTCCTTCACCTTCTAAATATAGTAAATCATCTAATTTGCTTTTATCATCTATATTAAATTTATTTCGAAATTGAGTTTCTATTTCTCCAATTTTTTTACTGAAATATCCTTCTGCTGGTACAAACATCTCCTTAAATGCTATTCTTATCTTTTCTATTATATTTTCTGGTATATCTTTTAATGTATTCCATATGTCCAATAATGGCTGTTTAAACTTATTGTATATCCAATTACTAATATTTTCTATTCCTTCGCCTACTCTATCTATTGCCTCACCGACTATTCTTATTGGATCTAAAAGTACCGATAAAACACCTTCAAAGAACGAGACAATACGATCCCTAATAGAATCCCAAAACCAGCCGGGAACATCTTCCTCATCATCCCAGCCATTTTCCCCGGGATCTTCTCCACCGACTCCCCCGTTATTTCCTCCAGGGTCGGTGGTTTCAACGGGAAAATCACTTCACCTGTTGCATTATCTTCCAACTCATAGTTTGTATACAATATCTCATATCCTTTTATTTTCATTTCGCTTTTGTCATACGATTCCGTTACCCATCTATCTCCATCCAACACATAATGATATAAACGATTTGGCCATCTTTTATATAAATATAAATTTTGTCCGTCATCTACTAATTCTAAATATATTCTATGTTCTGTAGTATCTTTATAAAAATCAAATATTCTTATTTCCCCATATCTGTCTTTTACAATGAAATAATTAGTATTGCTTCCAAATTCTACAGATGGTAAATATGATGGATATTCCATATCTACACTATCTGCATATGCTATATTTCCAAGTATCATTACAAACATAAATACAAATATTATAATTCTTTTCATTTTTTCACCTCCAATATTAATTCAGGCACTCTATTTGAGTGCCTTCTCTTAAAAGAACTTGTATATAATTCTTGGTATCAAATGAACTCCAATCATTATAGCCATTATGCTGATACCGACAGGTAAAAGCACACCTAGATTCTGTGTTATTGCGTTTACGACTGGCTGAATCATATCACTTGTAATTAACAATTCTTCCATATTCTTATCTCCTTTCTATATAAATATTTTCAAAAATCTATAAAATAGGTACATTATACCTACTATAGCCAAACCTATCATAATTACATAATTCATTGACGCAATATTTTTTATATATCCCTCTATTATGCCTAACTTCTCTAATACTTCTATTAATTCTACGCTTTCCATATTCCCACTACCCGCAAATTTATATATCTTCCTGTAATAATTTCAAATTCTACTTTCACCTTATCCAGTACCTTTATATCACTTGATATAGCCACATCCGACACACAAGAAAATGTACGTCCATCATCACCAAGAAAATTTATTATAGTATACTCATTACCATTTTTAGATGTCTTCCTCTCTGCACCTGTTATAATTCTCTCACTCTGAAATCTCAATTTAATCACCTCTTGTTTTTATTCTATTTTTATACGATTATTATACTACAAAAAAAATTTCACTACAACCCACTTTAAACTTATATTACCTTATTTTTCCTCATATTCCTTCTTTATCTCATTTCTTATTAGTTTTTCTATATATATCGACTTATTGCTAAACCTTTCTAAATATTTTAAAACTTCTTGAGTTAGTGTAATACTTATTTTCTTTTTCTTTTCATTTTCGCTTAAAGCAGGTCTTCCCATTTTATACACTCCTAATTTTATTTTTTTATTATATCATTAATATTGCATATTTTTTGTATTTTTATGCTATCATATCTTGCTATTTTTTGCCATTTCGTGAAATCCAATTATATCCAAATATCCTTTTAACATATCTTTATATTTCTCAAAATATTCTTTTATAGTTTCATTTATTTTTTCCTCACTTATTTGCAATTTATCATTTACTATTATGCTTTTAATCTTTTTTCTATAGTCTCTTGACAACTCCTTTATATCATACCCATTCTGTACAGCATATATCAACGCTCTTGTAGTCCTATCTTTTACTTCTACATCTGACATTTTATATATATCAATTAACGGTATCTTCTTATAAAACTTACTTATATTATTTATATTTTCATTAATTTTAATACTGTACTCAATACGGGTCCAATTTTCTTTATTTACTTTTTTACCTTTAGTTTCTTGTTCTTTCTTTTTATCGTATACCTTTATCCTTCCATCTCCTTCCCCGAAATAATGAGTTACTCCAGAATCAGATACAAACATCTTATAACTCCTCTTATAATTTCTATCAAAATATAATTCTTTAATATTCTTTTCTATATCTATAGCAACATCAACTGACACAATATCAAAATTATCTCTAAAATAGTTAAACAATATCCAAAATAGCAAACTATCACTTGCATATATAAACTTATTAGGATTATATTCTATTACTAAATCTTTTTTTAGTTCTGTTCTTTTCATATTATGCTCTATTCCCACATAATACGAGAATTCAGACGTTTCCGTTACTTTAAAATTATGATGATAATTCTTAAAATTAAATGACTGCCAGTATTCTACCCTACTATCAAAACTCAACCTTTTCATCAAAGGACCTAAATCATATGATTTTTCCCTTGTTTTTAATCTTACCATATCAATAGAGTATTCCACCTTTTTATTACCCCCTTGCATGATATGCAGAATTCTGCAAACTTTCCGCCTTGTTAGATACAATGCGGAAAACAATTTTTCACCTCCTCCTACTTCAAAACATACTTATCTGTGCATCTTCCCAATAAAACTTTTCTTCTAGCTCCTGTATGCTGTAATCACTCCTGAATGTTCTTCCAAACTGTTTTATACTTCTAAAATCTAATTTTTTCATCTTATCCCATAAATCAGGATATTCTCTATATATAATTTTTAATTCTCCTAATCGTTGTAATGGACATAGATAACAACTTACTCTGGTAAATTTCTTGTATAATCCATTCCAATCGAATCCTTTGCTGTAACAATACTCTAATGCTTGTTTTTCTGTCATTTGCCATTCGATTAATGGATACTTGATATTTCTTCCATCATTGTTTTTATCTGCTCTATGTGCTTCATCTAATGCTATTCCATGGTATTCTATTACTTCAATTCCCTTGTATCTTTCCATGTGCTGTAGCCATACTCTTCTCTTTAAGAAGTCTGTGCACCATCTAACTCTAAAATCAGGCCAACTCAAT